CGCTCACTGACGCCATTGGCAAGTGCCTACAGCCGCTCGGCTTCTCCGCCGATATCCATATGGGCCTGTTCGACGACGCGGCCTATGTAGACGCGGTGCGGGACGAGGTTGCTATCTCCAAGGCAGAAGACCGGGTCGCCGAGGAAGACAAGCAAAAGCAGGATCGATTGGACTACATCAAGTCTGTCATCGACACGATGGCGGCTGCCCAGTCGCCACAAGAACTGAAAAAGATCCACGACGTTGCCGTGCGCAAGCTGGGCCTCCGCAATGACACCAAGGGTGCCGAGCGCGTCTCGCTGGAATGGAAGCGGATCAACGATGCTGAGAAGGAGGCTGCAGCATGACCCAACTCTACGCACTCACCGGCAAACTGGCCGAACTTCAAGCAATGGCAGATACCGACGACGAGAGCCTGAAAGAGGCCTTGCAGCATGCCATGGACGAGATCCAAGGTGACTTCGAGGTGAAGGCCGACAACATCGTCATGCTGCGCCGCAATGTCGAAAGCGACGTCACTGCCATTGACTCGGAGATTGAGCGATTGGCGGAGCTAAAGCGCATCAAATCCAACTGCGTGACCGCGATAGGTGACTATCTTCGCAGGAACATGGAAGCCGCCAACATCAAGTCGATCAAGCGACCACTATTTACCATCACACTGGCACTGGGCAAGGAGAAGGTGATCGTGGACAAGGAGGATGGTGTCCCGGATGAATTTGTTGTTCCGAAAACTACTTTCACCCCAAACAAAAACGCTATCGCCGAAAAGCTAAAGGAAATCCGCGAGCACAACATAGCCATTCGTAAACGCATGGCCGCAGGCGAAGATGCGGAGCATGAGTTGATCGAAGAACTTATCTGGGCACGCCTCGAACGCGGCGACAGTTCGATCCGGATCAAGTGAGGCCATCATGATCAGTAACCACCTCAGCCTGGTCGAGCAGCTTCGGCCAGTATCCGAAGATCTGGCAGCACAGACCGAGTTGTACCTGGCTGCCGGCGGCAAGATCGAAAAGGCACCGGAGACTGGCTACAAACCTAAGCCGATCACCCACAGCAACCAGATGCCTCCGGCACCGAAGCCGTTTGTTCGCCGGCGGGTTGAAGCGTCTCCGCTGCCCCTCGACAAGGACGACATCCGCACCCAGGAGCGACTCAAGCTGGCTGAGCAAATACGGCAGCTTGGCGTAACCCACACCCAAACCGAGGTAGCTGCTGCGCTCGGTGTCAGCCGTCGGCTCATCTACAACTATGCCGCTCGGTACGACATCACGTTCAAGGCGCCAACGAGAGGCGGTGCCCGGAACTTGGTGCACAACACGGTCGATAAGGAGGGCGACGCGAAGCTCGCCGAGCGCATCAAGGCGTACAAGGAGCTCGGTATTTCCAGCCGGCAGTGCTGCGGGAAGCTGGCGATCGGCAACAAAGCATTCGAGCGGATCATCGCGGTGCACGGGATCGAGTATCCAAAGCTGGTTCGGAGAGCAACTCGATGCGCCGCATAGCCCGCACTCAGCAACGCAAACGACAAACCTGGCTCGCACTGCCGGCCAGCGGAATAGAAGAGGTAGGCCATGGCTGCCGAACAGCAGGAACGCACAGCAAAGCTTGCCGAGAAGCGGCAGGAACTGGGCGAGCAGGAACTGCGGCACACGGTCCCGCACGGCACCCGGCAGATGCTCGACGAGCTGATGCTCTGGCATGAGATCGAGGAAATCAGCGAGGCGGTGCAACTACTGGTGCTGAATGGCCGGGCCGAGGATCTTCCTCAGGCGCCACCGAAAGTCAAAGGGCCGTCCGACATCATCCGCCACTACTTCCGCCAAGGGATGCGTGACCGGTTGGCAGCACTCAGCGAGGCAATGGGTGAAACGAAGGACCGATCTACTATCTGGCGGCTGATCGCACATGCACACTCGATGGGCGCCGAGAAGTCCGCCACTTACTTCGAAATTAAGCGCCACGGATTCGAGATATCAGAAAACGTGGCGCGCAAATTACGGCAAGCAGGTTTCGCCGAATCGCTTAAAATGAACGCCTGTTATGGCGCCAAGTAATTTCTTGCATTAAAAAAATTGAGCAAAATGTAGCTAACAGTGTCAGCCACACAAAGCTATACAAACCTAGTCTCGCAAATATCGATAACCATAAAATTTTAGAATCGGTTTTTTGGGTAGTAAGATTTAGTTCCCGCACGCTTTTTCAGAAGTTTTGCTTGAACCTTGAAATGCTTTTCAAGAACTTCAATGTCTGACCATTCTATCTCACGATTAGCAGACACAATAAACGCGATCTTTGCACTTTCGCTATTTACAGATCTTACACTGGTCACCCCTGGCATTAAAGCCAAGAACTCCTTAATCAAGACATTGTCAACGTCTGAATCCTCTATGTTAACCAAGAAGTCCAATTGCGCGTCATTCAATATCGGCAATGAGGGCGGCGTAGGCACGACGCCGCGGAGCTTGATCTCGCCAATGAATGACTCAATATAGTCCAGCTTCCTAATTAAAAACGCTTGGGCATCATCGGGTTCAACCGATTCTCTCAGGACTCTACTTTGAGTTACCCTGTATACTGGATTATCTGGCTCTCCCCCTATTAATGCTGCTTCTATAGCAGCCTCAAGACGAGGACCCAAATCAACAGCGCCGTACATATCATTTTGAAAAAATACGGTACGTTCGTCAGAAATATCAAATGGGAGTCGCGTGCCATTTTCCGCTAAAACAACGATAGGTAGCCCCACGCAGTGCCTTACCGCAAGTTCATACATGACATTGGGATTAAGTTCACTTAGATTTGCAATCACCAAATCGTCATAAATTATATGTTCGATCACCTGGCGAGTAATTGATCCGGGGCTTGCAATTTCATGAGCGACAAATGTCTCAAACCCCATTTTCTCTAAAACAGGCTTCATAACTGCATTTATCAGTCCATCGGCAGCTCTTCTGGTTGGCGACGCATCTGAGCCAATCGGGGTGACAATGAAGCACTTTCTAGTCACCCCCTCCTCGAGCCCAATAACAGCCTCTTTTGCCACCCTGCCTGTACCTTGCTTTGCCATTCCCTGCTCCTCTCTCTCGCTGCCTGCGCACATAAAAGCGAAATATAGACAAATTGCCACCACTCGTCACGTGGCGGCGCCTGACTGGAGATAATCCATGGACGATGAGTTCTACCTGCAAGATAGTCGCAGCCATGCCTATGTTGGCGACGGGTTGTCGTTCTGGGGCTTTGGTGGCTCTGGGTATGTCACCGATCTGGCCAAGGCCCAGGTGTTCACCCGTGATGGTGCTTGCGCTCACCGCGACACTGACATCCCCTGGCCCAAGGCCTATATCGATGCCCGGGCGCGCGTAGGTGTCGACTGCCAGTGTGTGACGTTGAGCGAAGCGCTTGACCAGCACCCAGACGCAGCCGAGTTCTACATCCAGAAGCCGAAGAGTTGGAACGGCAACAACCTGATTTGGCTTTGCGAGGACGGAGTATTCACAAGCGATCTGTCGAAGGCCGTTGTGGTGCCGAGAGCTCACACCATCACCTGGATCGGCAAGCTCGGTCAATCAAGCGCGGTGGTCTGGCCCAGACCCTACATTGACGCGCATAGCCGTCGGTTGGTCGAGCGCGATGATGTGAGCATCAAGGAAGCCCTGCGCGGTACCGGCATAACTCTGGCCAAGCCGAAGAGGCCCAAAATGATGATGTTCAATTGCACTGGTTGCGGTCGACTCATCAGCGACATGCAGCGCTACCGGGAAGATTGCAGGAACTGCGGAACAAGCAACACACCTTGATCCGGCTCCATGCCGGTCACCCGTAATACCCCATATCAATGGGATCGACCAGTCAGTACCACCTATCTCGAAGACGGCTCCGAATACCGGTCGATCTCTTTCCTATAGGTCGCAAGCGCAATGATCTGCCGCAGACAAATAACAACCTGTAGCTTCTGCTTATCGTCAGGCAATCCTATACGCCTGAGCATCAACTGAGCCTCCTCCTCGATTGCCGCGAGAGAGTCGATATCACTTTGCAATCTCATGTTCGTCTCCCGCATGGTGAATTCGAATTAAATACATAGATCATAAAATTACTTTGCGCCAGCTGGAGAACAAGGTGCGCGGCAGGAGACAAGCCATAAGCACCTCAGATCTCTACAGCTTCAAGCTGATAGCCATCCAAAGCCCTCATGAACCGAAAGTAATAGAAGCTTTCCTCTGCGTCTGACTTTGTCTTAAAGGCTTCCGCCTGCGCGGTACTCGCACAGCGATATCGAATGCCGTCACGGTCGATAGCCTCACCATAAAACCTGTCGCCGCTGGGGCTTGTAAGCATAACTACCCAGGCCATATCAGTTCCCTCATCGGGCCGAATGTCCGAATACACCAATACCCCCTTTAAACGAATCACGCCAGCCGGCAAGGCAGGCACACGCCTGGAGGCACGCAATGCCTACCCAATCCCACCGCATCAAGCGGATTGATTTGTCGCGCCCACGCATCCGTCGGCGTGTTCTGCGATCCCTGAAAAGGAGCTACCAGCTCACTGGCGGCCCCATCACCAAAGCTTGGCTGTGCACACCAGGAACACTGACTTTCAGCCTGGGTGAATGGCGCGGTCACTACAACGCCAAGAACGAATGGGTGGCCCTATGAACACCCATGAATTCATCAGAAAGCAGGTCGACATTCAGCTTCAGAAAGAGGGGGTCCCCTCGGGTATCTGCATGATCGTCGCCGACGAAGCGTTGGCGTTTTACAAGCAGAAACAGACCTTCCCTAAGGGCGCCTTCAATGAGTGCCTGTCGTTTGCTCGTAAGCGCGCAAAAGAAATGGCTGGCAAGTCGAAAAAATCAGCCTGACTCCCCTACTCCACCGCCCGGGCATGGCCCGGAAGGACCCACCATGCCTACAGAAAACAAACCAGCGCCGTTCGAACGCGAAGAGCGCTATATCGTCCTGAAGCTCAATCGCCTAGCGAAGGATGAGACTGAATACCTACGCGATTGCCAGTCGAAAGCGATGGTTGAGTGCCTGGTAATCGAATCTGACTGGCCAGAGTACGAGCCCGCCTGGCAGATGATAGAGCGGCGCATGACCGGGCAAGCACCGGTGACAGCCGCCGAAGAGCTGGAGGCAGTTCTGTATTGGCGCAAAAAACATGCAGACAGGCTAAAAACACGTGATGCCCTGCAACAGCGCCTGACCGCAGCCGATGAGCGGAATGATGTGGCAATCGACCTGCTCCAGCGCACCCGCGCAGTGATTGAGGGCGGCGGCTGGGCGGACCTTGAACCCGATATCGCCAGCTTCTTCAAGCCAGCAGAGAATCGTGGCGATGAGTAAACTCATCTGGAAGTTGCGTGCCTATTTCTACATGCGCAGCCGTATTGGCTGGGCGCGGTGGGATATGATTTCGTCTCTGTATGAAGCGTTTCCGAGCTGGGCGCCAGAAGACGCCATCGACGAAGATCTGAGCTATTGGGGATAACCATGACCAACAAACAAATGATCAGCTTCCCACGAGAGCTGAGCGACGAGCTAGGCGAGTTGATAGCCGAGAAGGCCAGTGTCTGCGGTGGTGGTGCGTTCGAGATCTGGGAGGCAATTTGCGAGCGATTCGGAAAGCCTGATCCTCTATGGAACCCAAGCCCAGCCCAAGCAAGCCTTGACGCCCTGCTGATCCTACTCGCGCAATCAGGTGTGAAAGTGTCGGGCGGTGTTGGCGATAAGCCGTGGTCTGTGGACCCTGGAGCCCAGTCCCTGGACAAGCCGGAGGCTTACCTGGCCGAGCGTTTGCGTGGCTCTCTGGCTGGCCGCAAGTTCGTGACCACTGCAGATGAGGTTTATGACAGTGACCTGTACCGAGGACCATACCCAGTTTACGCCAAGCAGCCCGCGCCGGTAGCGGTGGTGCTGCCTGAACGTAAAGCGCAAGGCGTCCACAGAGGCCACGAACTGGACGAATACTTTAAGGACGGCTGGAACGCCTGCCTCGACGAAGTAACCCGCCTCAATCCTTGAAATAGAGCCCGCCCGACAACCTGACAATGGGTGATCTGTCGCACGCCAGGTGCGGACGGGCAACAGATTGTCGGCGAAACGATTCAACACTGTCACTCGTTGAACTGTTACTGAACTGTAACCCCTCCCCCTTCAAAGTCAGCCGCTATAGCGGCAAGGACGAAGTCATGCCTGAAGAAAATGCAGTCAGCCTCAATAGCGCGGCGCGGGATGTCATCGCCGAACGTCAACGCCAGGTATCAGCCGAGGGCTACTCGCTGCATCGAGATGACCTTTATGTGAATGGCGAACTCGCCGAAGCCGCAGCAACTTACGCAAACCTTGCAGGAAAGCCGACCTGGATGAGCACGTCGTGGCCCTGGGGCCAAGCGACCGTCAAACAAAGCGCGGATCGGCGGCGGGACATGGTAAAGGCTGCTGCGCTGCTACTGGCAGAGATAGAGCGCCTGGACCGTGTAGGCCTGATAAATCACTGGCCGGTCCGACGGGACGAGAACGGCATGTTCTGGCACCCAGACCTTCCATCGTTCGATGAGGGTGAGAGCGACAGGTGCATGCAGTGGCTCGCCGAGCAAGGTCTGGCAGTGAAGATGATAAGCATTGAAAGTGCAGACGATGCGATCTCTGAGCGCTATTTCAAGTCGGGCGACCCGGACTGCAGCTACTGGGAGCCTAACCGGCCTGATGGTGAGGACTGGTTCTGTCTTTCTATCCACGATACTGACGACGGCCCGGTCTGCTGGTGGGCGCGCCGGGAGGTGACGCCGTGAGCCGCAGCGGATATAGCGATGATTACGGCGGATGGGATCTGGTCTGCTGGAGGGGCGCTGTCAATTCTGCGCTCAAGGGTAAGCGCGGGCAGGCATTCTTGATTGAACTTCGTGATGCATTGGAGGCGATGCCGACTAAGCGTCTTATCGCAGACTCGCTGCAAACTGAGGGTGAGTTCTGCACCATCGGCGTGTTAGGGGCGAAACGTGGCGTCGATATGACGGTGCTTGATCCGGACGACCGAGAAGCCGTAGGCAAGGCCTTTGATATCGCCCCTGCCATGGCATCAGAGATCGTTTTCATGAACGACGAAGCCAGTTGGCAGGCAGAAACGCCGGAACAACGCTGGGTTCGCATGCGCGACTGGATCACCTCTCAAATCAAAGTCGAAACAGACTAACCCCCATTCCTCCAAATGCCTGCCGTTGAGCGGCTGGCCACCTTCTGCCGCCAAACGCGGTGAGGACCACACTCATGGAAATACAAAGCGAAACCCTTGCTGAAGAGGAGCTGACAGTTATCACCGGCTATCTGCTCCCATACAAACAAATCCAATGGCTAACTGACAACCGTTGGGAGTTCGTTCTGACCGGTGCCCGACGCCCTATCGTGGGTCGGGTATACGCTCGACTGAAACTTGCAGGCGTTAAGCCTTCGGCGTCTAACGCGGTAGCCGAAACCTGGACGCTCGACCTTTCGAACGTGAGTTGATCTATGCGCCAGAAAAGCACAGCAAACCGAGATCTTCCGCCGCGGATGATACGGCGCATCCGGAAGGGAAAAACCGGAAAGGTTTGGATATCGTATTACTACGATGGCAGGACTGCCGACGGTAAGCGTAAGGAAATCCCGCTGGGCACGGACCTCGACCAGGCCAAAGTGGAATGGGCCAGGCTGGAACGCAAAGCTCCGCCGAAACCCAACCATCTGATGGGCTACGTGTTCGACAGGTACGAAAAGGAAATCATCCCAGGCAAGTCTATTCGCACCCAGTCTGACAACCGCAAGGAACTCAAGCAGCTCAGAAGAGCATTTGAGAGTGCGCCCATCGAGTCGATC